TCGCCCCTCACTTCGATGGAATCTTTCATAACATCGTAGACAACAACGGAAGCCTTGCGGCAACTCCCACTCAGCTCTCAACGGTGACCTCGGACAACATCCTAGGTTTTGTTGATGCGGTGGTAGGCAACGGATCAAGCGCGGTTTTGAATAGTTCAAACGCCAAAATCTTTATGAGCCGCAAGTCATTGTATCTCTTCCAACGTGCGTTGGGTGGTACGATTACAAATGCCGCCAATGGTGCGGCTCCTACTCAAGGCAATATCTTGACGGGGGCAGTCCCTCAATCCTACATGGGATATGAAATCATCGTACCAGCGGGTATGCCAAATGACGCTCTCATCTTCACCACGATTGATAATCTCCACTTTGGTTGCAACCTCGCTACTGACCAAATTGAAGCCACTATGGTTGATATGACCTTGACTGATGCTTCAGACAATGTACGCGTAGCAATGCGCTTTTCAGGTGGTACGCAAGTAGGCAACTACGGAGACTTGGCAGCGGGATATATTTACTCTTAATTCCTAAAGCATGGCTTGTACAATCACAACAACGGGACGCGCTCTTCAATGCAAAGACGCGCTTGGTGGAATCCGCGAAGTCTACATTCGTCAATACGCTGGTACGGGTGGCTTTGCCCAGCCTTCTAGTGGTGCGATTAGTGACGCGGCTGAAGCCCTGACATTTCCACAATTTGAGATGCAAGCTGGCTCATCTTCGTTCACTCAGACGGTGAATGCTTCCACTGAGAATGGAAGTGTACACTACTCACAAGTGTTGAGTCTGAGCTTTAACAAGATGAGTCAAGCTGATGTGGCTGAGATTGCAGACCTTAACAGGGCACGTCTCTCGGTTATCGTTCGCGACAAGAATGACAACTATTGGGTGATGGGTCATGCCAATGGGTGTGAGGTCACGGGTGGTACGTTCGTAAGTGGACAAGCCGTAGGTGACTTGAATGGTTGCACCGTTGAAATCACCGCGATGGAGACGATTGCAGCACCCTTCTTGACTACGACTAGTGGTGGCAATATCACCTTTGCCGCAGCCTCGTAAAAGAGTTTTTGGTTTAACTCAAAGGGGGAGGTTGCTCAATGCTTCCTCCCCTTTTTGTTTATCTAGCATGGTCACACTACAAACAAACACGGCAAGTCAGACGATGTACGTCACCCCGTTCCAACGCAAGAAGGACTTTGCGGGGGAGACGTTTGCTTCATACCTCTTGCAGATTCAATCTCTGCAAAGCGACAAGAAGTACTACGCCATCTTCCGTAGTGCCAATGGGACTCTTCAACAAGACAACGAGAGATACTCTGAGTTTCTTATCAATACCAACTCAAGTGGATCGGCAGTAGGGAGCGTCCAAATCACCGAATCAGGTCAATACTCCTACATCATCTACGGGCAAAGCTCGGTTACGAACATTGACCCCAATAGGACTCAAGATGTATGGGGGGAGCTAGAGCGTGGCCTTATGACCTTTACCGGGGAGGATGCGTGGTCGATGCCAAGTATCACCATCCCTGACAATGTAGTATATTACGAATAAGCATGGACATTCTTAACCTATCCCAATATCAAGAGAGGTCATACCAAGAGACCCCAAGCCCAAGGGGGTGGGTCAACTATGGTGATGACAACCTCTTTCCACAATATCTCGTTGACCTCTACAAGTCGAGCGCGGTGCATGGTGCTTTGTGTAACACCATCAGTCAAATGGTCTTTGGCAATGGTGTCAGCGCATCGGACATAGAGACACGCTTGAAGCTACAAGAGTGGGGTTTTGATGACGAGCTACGAAAGGCTTGTCTAGACCTCAAGATACAAGGTGGCTTCGCTTTAGAGATTGGCTTCAGCGTTGACCGCACAACGATTGCGAGTATCAAGCATTGTCCTTTTGAGAACTTGCGTAGTGCCGAGGCCAACGAACAAGACGAGATTGACTTCTATTGGTTCTCTAGAGATTGGAGTGACCAACGCGAAGACCCCGTGAAGGTGAAAGCCTTTGACCCCGCACACAAGAACGAGTACCCCAACCAAATACTCTACGTCAAGCCCTTTGCACCAGGCTCTTTCTACTACCCCAAGCCCGACTACGTTGGCTCCGTCAACTACATCGAACTTGATAAAGAAATAAGCAAGTACCACGTCAACAACATCCGCAATGGTCTTGCTCCTTCCTTCACTATCCACTTCAAGAATGGTGTTCCCGCACCTGAAGAGCGCAGGAAGATTCGCAATGACATAGAGAGGCAGTTGGCAGGCACTACCAACTCAGGTAAGTTCATCGTCACCTACTCGGATCAACCCGATAGGAAGCCTGACTTTGAGCCATTTCCTTTGTCTGATGCTGACAAACAATACGAGTTTCTCTCTACCGAGGCCACTGACAAAATCATGGTGGGACACCGCGTGGTGTCTCCCGCTATGTTTGGAGTCAAGACCGCTGGGCAACTAGGGTCAAGTCAAGAGCTTGAGATTGCCTCTGACTTGTTTGACGAGCAAATCATCAAGCCCTTTCAACGCATCATCAAAGATGCCGTCAAGCGCATCCTTGTAGCAAGTGGCTTGAACCCATCAATAGTGATGGACGTAGCTGAGATAGTTGATGCACCCACATCAAGCACCGAGGAGGCCACACAAGACGCACCACAAGACGAATCAACTGAGGTCGTGGATGAAGTGACCATTGACAAGGAAGCCTCGTACAACGGGGCGCAAATCAGCTCGGCTCTTGACATCATCATCAAGGTTGGTGAAGGACTCATCACCAAGGAACAAGCCACCGTCTTCCTGATTCAGATGCTTCAGTTTGATCCTGATGTGGCAAAGGCTCTCTTCCAAGATGACGCGAAGGCTGATGAAGCCATCGAGCGTCTAGCCTCACTCAAAAAAAAAAGACACCACGAGCATGGGTGTTGCACCCACCTCAAGTCTGACTACGACCTCAGCCCCACGCTGACATACTTGCTAGAGAGGGGAGAGAAGGTAGACGAATCCTACGAGCTGATAGATGAGGTAGAGGTTGACCTACAACTTGAGGACGCACGTGACGAGTTGTGGCACTTTGCTAGCCGTGTACCAGGAGACTCCAAGCGTCCGAGCGAGATGGACAATGATATCGTACGCATCCGCTACAAGTATGATGGCAAGTTGTCTGACAATAGCCGTGACTTCTGCAAGAAGATGGTAAGGGCTAGAAGGGTATGGCGGAAAGAGGACGTTATGAATGCGGGAAGCCTTGCGGTGAATCCCGGCTTTGGAAGGGACGGGGCTGACACCTACTCTATTTGGGAGTTTAAGGGCGGCCCTCAGTGTGGCCATCGGTGGCTTCGTCAAACCTACTTAAAGAAGGAGAACAACCGCAAGGTATCAGTAGCAGAAGCACGACGCATCATCTCTCGACTGCCTGAGTCAGAGCGCAAGGCAAACCAAATCAAAAGCGAACCGAAAGGGAGGCAAGACATCAAGCCTCGCAATATGCCCAACCAAGGCTACATCAACCCCCGATAACTATGGCACTAACCGCAGAAGTCTTATTCGTCAACACCGACCTTGTCAAGCGTCTGACCTCCCTCAATGGGAGTGTAGAAGATAGCATCATCGTCCCAGCCATCATCTTGGCTCAAGACAAGTACCTACAATCGTACTTGGGAACTGACCTCTTGGTCAAGCTCAAGAGTGACGTAAGTGGTAGTGGCCCATCGGGGGTGTATGAAACCCTACTTGATAGCTACGTTCGTAAAGCTACTTGCTGGTGGACGCTCGTAGAGTTAATCCCCAACCTCTATGTACGTCTTGACAACGGGGGTTTGATGATCCGTAGTGCTGAAAATAGTCAACCCATCTCAGAGCAAGACCTACACCGAGAGGTAGAGAGAGCGCGTCAGAACGCTCAATTCTACACCGAGCGTCTAGTGTCTTACTTGATTCACAACTCTTCTTCCTACCCTGAGTACACGAGCAACACCAGCCCCGATATGCAACCTGAGCGTATCTCGTACAATCAAAACGGCATGACGGTGAGCCACGGGGTGGAAGACATCAAGTACACCTACCGAAAGGCCAACGTGCTTGATAGAGGAATAGACTATTGATATGGCACAAACAAGGAAGGAGAATGTAAAACGGCTACAAACGTGGCTCAAGAAACAACATGGAACTAGAAGTGATATTGACATCATTGCTCCCAAGCATCGGAGCAATCCTAGGTGTATGGGTAAAGATGAGCACCGAGCTAGCTAAACTCAAAGGAAGGGTCCAAGTACTCGAACGCGATAGGTCAGAGATTAAAGACCTAGTCAAGGAGTGCGTAGAGGGAATCCAAGAACTGAAGATACTAATTGCAAGGAAGGGATATGACACTTAAATACTTCAAGCGTGAAGAGTTTGACTCTCCCGATGAGCCTGGCTCAGGGAGCATGATGGAGGACGACTTTCTAGAGCGTCTTGATATTGCGCGTGACATCTATGGGTATCCTATGATTGTCACCAGCGGCTTTCGCACCATCAAGCACCATCGTAGCCTCTCGGATCGTGGGTACAAAACGTCAAAGAATAGCAGCCACCTTCTTGGTCTAGCCGCTGACATCCATTGTGACGATAGTCGAAAGAGGTACTTGCTGATTGAAGCCCTGCTAGATGCGGGCTTTCGACGTATCGGGGTGGGGTCTACCTTCATTCATGTTGACCTTGACGAGGCCAAATCTCAAGACGTGATTTGGACATACTAAGAGAGATACGACCGCGCATCAAGGGGAGCATGAGGAGAGCCTACGATTGGCTCACTGAGAAGACCTCCCGTGTCCTAGTCATAGGTGACCTTCATTGTCCCTTTGACCTAGATGGCTACCTAGAGCATTGTCAAGATATCTACTCTCGGCACAACTGCAATCGAGTAGTATTCATTGGGGACATCATAGACAATCACTACTCTTCCTACCATGAGACCGACCCCGATGGGTTCGGAGGTGGTGAGGAGTTAGAGAGAGCCATCTACCATGTGGCCCGCTGGAGCGAGGCTTTCCCTCACGCTGATGTATTGATAGGAAACCATGACCGCATCATCATGAGAAAGGCTTTCAGCTCTGCAATCCCAAAGGCATGGGTCAAGTCATACAATGAAGTCCTAGGCACTAACTGGAATTGGGTTGAACAACTGGTGATAGATGGAGTCCAATACGTCCATGGGGAAGGTGGGACCGCACGAACCAAGGCAAAGAATGACATGATGTCCACCGTTCAAGGCCACATCCACACCGCTTGCTATGTTGATTGGATGGTAGGTAGGAACTTCCGAATCTTTGGAATGCAAGTAGGATGCGGCATCGACCACGATGCTTATGCTTCTGCCTACGCACGACACTACAAGAAGCAAGCGATAGGGTGTGGAGTTGTAATTGATGGGGCGGTCGCTATCAACTGCCTTATGACTCTTGGATCGAAATGAAAAAGCCCAACCCCCTACTCAACATCCTTGGCAAGTTGGACTTGACTGAAGTCTTCAAGAGCAAAGGAAACCTGAAGCGATGGAGTGCGAAGCGAACCATTGGAGGGACAATAGTCATCTACGCTCTGACTAGCATGAATGGCGAGATAGAACCCCTTGGGGTTTTGCTTTGCTTCATAGGCATACTTCCCTTGTGCCTAAGTTTCTTTGAAGAGAAAAGTTGACTATCTTAGTCGAGCCACTAGGCGACACAGGTAGAGCCTGAGAGTTGGAACGCCAACCCAGTCTCATTTCAATTCAGCAGATGGGGCAATGGTGTACTTCAAGCCATGCAAGCAAACGCACTGCCAATGATGTAGCTAGGTTCGATTCCTAGCCCCCAACAACATGGGTGATGTCCTACCATCAAGGGTGGTCTACTTGACGGGCTAGTTTCATAGTGTTTTTAGGTAGCGGCTCTCACAAGGGGTCGCTACTTTTTTTGAATAAATCTTGGGGTTTCTCTTGGATTATTACAATTCGTTTGTACATTGCGCCTATGAAACACAATTCAAACACTATGAACTATTCAATCAAATCAGTCAAATTCTTTGACACGCGCGATGGCGGTGGCTTCAACTGCTCGCTCTTTCAGAATGGCAAGAAGGTTGCCTACGTCTACGACGAGGGTCGAGGGGGAAGCCTCTTCTACGATTGTCTCAATGCTTGGGACTTTGGTAGCTACACCTTTGACGAGGTCATCTACAAACTCATTGACGAGCATCGTCAGAAGAAGGAGGAGAAGAAGGGCATCTTGGTCAAGAGAGAGTTTGGATATGCTATCCTTGAATGGAGAGTGACTATCCCTACGCTTCTCAAGAAGTATAGCAATGGCCTAGAGGCAATTCAAAAGGAGTACGACAAGACTATCAAGGGAGGACAAGAGGTACTCAACAAGGGATACCTTGCAAGCATTGGAGTAAACGTATAACCTGAAGAACCATGGAACGCTATACATTTTTATCTCAAAGGTTGTCAGCTAAGACAATCACCGACTCTGAGAAGAAGGAACTATTTGCTTTGGCATTTGGTGAGGACTTTATGGCGAGTGAGGACAAGGGCGCAAAGAAGACTTACGAAGTATAACCCATAGGGGGGGGCGAGAGCCTCTCCCTTTTTTATTTGACACTATGAAAGACGTATTAGAATACATCGAGAGGAGACTTGAGGGGGAAGAATGGAACAAGAACTATCACCAAGACAAACTCAAGAAGGCTACCGATGCCATTGAGGTTTGGAAGAAGAAGATAGGCATCACCAATGAGGTTGATGAGAGCCTCATTGAGCACCTACGCAAAGACGTTGACTATCACAGGGAAAGGCTCCAATCCAGCCTCTTTGAGTTGGACGTATTGTACACGGCACGAGACGCCAAGCACGAGAAGTATCACAAAACTATATCCAAGAGATGAAACAATTCAAGACCTCCTACCCTGAAGAACCCATTCACGACTACAACGAATGGCGCAAGTGGCTCAGTACTCAAGTAGTCAAGGCAAACGAGAGAAGAGTCATCGACGACTTCAAGCGTCACGTCAAGGACGCATTCAACGAGAAGAGATGAGCTTCACTGACGATCCATACACGAGCAAGAAGACCTTGATGCAGGAGAATGAAGACCTCAAGTTTTGGCTCACCT